GACAACGTCTACGAGCCTTTTTGCGGCTCCGGCACCACGCTGATCGCCGCCGAGCAACTGGGACGCAAGTGCTACGGCATGGAGATCTCTCCCGCGTACTGCGATGTCATCGTGAAGCGGTGGGAGACGTTGACCGGAAAGAAGGCGGTACGTGGCAGCGCCTAAAGCGAACATAGACGCCGCCCAGGTCGAGGCGCTATCGCGCATCGGATGCACGCAGGACGAGATCGCCGCCGTGCTGAAATGCACCGCGCGCACGCTCCGCAACCGATTCTCCAAGGAGATGAAGGCCGGACGCGAGCAGATGAAGATGAGCCTTCGGCGCTGGCAGTATGAGAAGGCGAAGGACGGAAACGTCACGATGCTGATCTGGCTCGGCAAGCAGTACCTCGACCAGCGCGACAAGAACGACACCAAGGTCACGGAGGAGGTCGTGACGATCGAGCGCATCGCGCCGAAGCTCGGCCTCGCCGACACGGCGTGAAGGTCCGCGTCCCGGCGCTCGAGTCCGTCCTGCATCCGTCGCAGCTGACGGTCTACCGGAACCTCGCGCGCTTCAACGTGCTCGAGATCGGCCGCCGATGGGGAAAGACGACCTTCGGAATCCAGATCGGGATCGAAACCGCCATAATTGCGCGGAAGTGTGGCTGGTTCGCTCCGTCGTACAAGTACCTCGCCGACCCGGTGCGAGACTTCGAGCGAGCGCTCGCTCCGCTCATCTCGCGGCACGACCGGGTCGAGAAGCGGCTCGAGCTCGCGACGGGCGGCTCGATCGACTTCTGGACGCTCGAAGACCCGGACGCCGGCCGAAGCCGCTTCTACGACCAGATCATCGTCGACGAGGCCGGGTTCGTGCCGGGTCTACTCGACTGGTGGAACAACGCCGCGCGCGCGACGCTCGCCGACCGGAAGGGACACGCCCTCTTCCTCGGGACTCCGAAGGGTACGGGAGACTTCCATCGCCTCTACCTCCAGGCTGAAGGCGACACGTCCGGCCAATGGAAGGCGTTCCGCATCGGGTCGATCTCGAATCCGCACATGGACCCGGACGAGATCGAGGCGGCGCGCCGTTCCATGCCGACCGAGGTCTTCCGGCAGGAGTTCGAAGGCGTCCCGGCCGAGGACGGCGGCAACCCGTTCGGACTCGACGCGATCCGCCAGTGCGTCGCTCCGATCTCGACGGCGCAGCCGGAGGTCTGGGGCGTCGACCTCGCGAAGTCGAGCGACTACACGGTCGCCGTCGGTCTTGACAAGGCCGGCGCGGTCTGCCGTCTCGAGCGATGGCAGGCTCCCTGGACGGTCACGCGCGAGAAGCTCGCGCGCATGATCGGGAACGTGCCGGCGCAGATCGACTCGACGGGCGTCGGCGACCCGATCGTCGAGGATCTCGCGCGCGTCTGCCGTCACGTCGAGGGCTTCAAGTTCACGTCCCAGACGAAGCAGCAGCTGATGGAAGGTCTCCAGATCGCGATACAGACGGGCGAGATCCGGTTCCCCGACGGATGGCTGCGGAGCGAACTGGAGGCGTTCGGCTTCCGATACTCGGGGAGGACCGTCCGCTACGAGGCGACGGTCGGACACGACGACGGCGTCTGCGCGCTCGCGCTGGCCGTCCTCGCTCGGCGCAGTCGGAAGCCTCTCGTCCTCAAGGTCATCTAATGAATCTGATCCAGCGACTGACGGCGGCATTCCGAAGCGGCGGCGGCCTCGAGCAGAAGGCCGTCAACAACGACCAGAAGTGGCTCAGGACGTCGATGTCGGTCGTGCGAGGTCAGGATGGCGCAAAGCGTCCCGACTTCAACTACCGGAACGCGGTGCAGCTCTACCGCTCGTGGATCTACGCTGCTGCGACGCTGAACGCCATCGCGGTCGCGTCGACTCCGCTTCGCCTCTACGTCAAGACGAACGGATCGGGCGAGAAGCTCTTCCGATCCCGCGCGGTCTCGCGCCGGCAGAAGGCGTACCTCGCCGGCGACGCGCGGCAGGCTCCGAGCGCGCGGGTCCTCCGCAAGGCCGCCGAGTTCGGCGACGAATACGAGGTCGTGACCGAGTCGCATCCGGTGCTCGATCTGCTCAACAAGGTGAACCCGTACATGAACGGGTTCGATGCGACCGTGCTCCGCGTCCTCTGGGGCGAGCTGACCGGCAACGCGTTCTTCCATCCGGTCATCGACCGCGCTCTCGGCGTCCCGGTCGAGCTCTGGCCGATGCCTCCGCAGTGGACGGAGATCGTCCCGGGCAAGACGGAGTTCATCGACGCCTACCTCTACGGCGCGAGCCGGGAGCAGCGGAAGGCGTTCGCGCCGGACGAGGTGATCCACTTCAAGCGTCCGAATCCCGGCGACCTGTACTACGGCCTCGGCAAACTCGAGGCCGCATGGGGCGCGGCGATGGCGAACGTGGCGATGAAGGAGATGGACCTCTCCTTCTTCGAGAACAAGGCGCGGCCCGACTATCTGCTCACCGTGCAGGGCGTCTCGAGCGAGGACGAGCTCGAGCGGTTCGAGGCGCAGATTCAGGAGAAGCTCCGCGGGACGCGTCGGACGGGTCACTTCCTGACGAGCAGCGCCCAGATCGACGTGAAGCCGCTCGCGTTCCCGCCGAAGGATCTCGGAGGCCGCGACGACATCGTCGAGGAGATCGCCGCCGTGTTCGGCGTTCCGGTCTCGATGCTGAAGGCGAACGACCCGAACCTCGCGAGCGCGACGACGGGCTTCGCGCAGTGGCGCGAGACGACGGTCCTGCCGCTCCTGCGGTTCGACGAGGAGACGCTGAACCAGACGCTCATGCCGCTCTTCGGCATTGAGGGCGACGCGTTCCTCGCGTACGACAACCCGGTGCCGAGCGATAAGCAGTTCGAGCTCACGGAGCGCCAGACCTCGCTCTCGGCCGGCTGGCGCACGGTCAACGAGATCCGCGAGGAGATCGGCCTCGACCGCATCGAGGACGTCCACGCGGACATGCTGCACTTCAACGGTCAGCCGCTCGGAGGCGTGCCGCAGCCGCTTCCGTTTGGCGCTGCCGCGCCGGTGGCCGAGCCGCCGGCCACGGTCGACGGTCTCGCAGGACCGCTCGACACCGTCGAGGATGAGGAGCCGGCGCTCGAGTCCAAGGCCGCGTCCTCCGACTGCATCGGCGAGAAGATCCCGAAGCTGATCGACGAGGGCTACGACCGCGACCAGGCGATCGCGATCGCCTACTCGATGTGCGCCGAGGGCAAGAGCGAGGACGACGCGAAGGCCGAGTTCACGCGCCGCGTCACGACGCGCAAGGCGCTCAAGGCCGAGGTCGGCGAGATCGACACCGTGCCTCCGGAGTCCGTCGCGGAGAACGCGCGCCGCGCGCTCGACGTCCGCGCAGAGAAGCCGGAGTCCCAGCGCGGCATGACCGCCGTCGGGATCGCCCGGGCTCGCGACCTCGCGAACCGCACCGCGCTCTCGGAGGACACGATCCGCCGCATGGTCGCATACTTCGAGCGGCACCAGTCCGACAAGCAGGGCGAGTCGTGGGACGAGCAGGGGAAGGGCTGGCAGGCGTGGAACGGATGGGGCGGCGACGAGGGATGGTCGTGGGCCAAGCGAAAGGTCGAGGAGTTCGACCGGGCGCGCGGCAAGAAGTCCTGTGGCTGCGGGTGCGGCGAGAAGCGCACCGTTTCGCAGAAGGCGCTCTGGGAGCACCACACCGCGCCGCTCGGCGGCATCCGGACCAAGGCAAGCGAGAAGGACGCGGAGAAGGAAGCCGCGAAGCTGACCGAGATCGAGGCCGCGATCAAGCGCGCCGTCGGCGGCGTGCTCGACGCGCAGATCGTCGCGGTAATCGCCGAGATGCGGAAGGCCGGCGCGGTCACTCCGGTCGTCGTGCGCCGCATCCAGACACTCATCCGCTCTCGGTCTTGGAACACCGAGATCACCGAGGCGCTCGCGCCAATGCTGAAGGAGTCGCTCAAGACCGGAGTCGAGGTCGGCCTCGGCGCGGTCAAGCAGGCGGCCGCCGGCATGCCCGATCCGCCGCCAAACATCGAGGACCTCGTCTCCTTCTCTCCTGCTCGGCCAGAACTTGAGAAGTACGTCGAGACGGAATCCGTGCGCCTCGCGCAGCAGGCCGCGACCAAGGTCAACGAGTACACGTCCGTCCGCGTCGGCGAGCTTCTCGGCGACGGCATCCAGAAGGGCGAGACGGTCGACGAGCTGGCGACCCGCGTTCAGGATTGGGCCGCGAAGAACGAGGATGGCGCTCGCCTGAGCGAGACCAGAGCCGTCACCGTCGCGCGAACCGAGGCGATGCGCGCAATGCGCTCAGCCGAGGTCGAGGCATGGAGCGCGACCGGGCTCGTCGAGGGCAAGACCTGGCTTCTCGCGCCGGACCCGTGCGAGTTCTGCGAGGCGGCCTCAAAGTCGTTCGGCGACAAGGCGATCGGCCTGAACGACTCCTTCTACACAAAGGGGACCGTGCTCACCGGGACCGACGGCGGCTCGATGACGCTCGACTACGAGGACGTGCAGGGTCCGCCGCTGCACCCGAACTGCCGCTGCTCGATGCAGCCGAAGCTCCCGGCCGAGCTCGAGGCGATCGTCGAGGACATCACCGACGAGGAGCTCGAGGCCGAAGGCGAGCGGCTCCTGATGGAATCGGAGAAGAAGCGATGACGACCATGATCCGCAAGGCGCTCGACGCCGACATCTCCGCGAGCGCGAAGGGCTTTACGGCGGTCATCACGAGCGAGACGCTCGACCGCGACGGCGAGGTGCTCATCCCGCAGGGGATGAACGCGAAGGAGTTCGAGCAGAATCCCGTCCTCTTCTGGAACCACGAGTACGACAAGCCGGTCGGACGCGCGGTCGGGATCAAGCGCCGGGAGCGCGACATCGTCGGCGAGTTCGTCTTCGCAAAGAAGCCGGACGGCTACGTCGGCGAGTTCTTCCCCGAAGTCGCCGCGGCGCTCGTCGGTCAGGGAATCGTGCGCGCGGTCTCGGTCGGATACGTCCCCGAGGACGGAGGCACGCGCCGGCCGACCGAGGTCGACCGCAAGAAGTACGGCGCGTCGGTGTCGACGATCTTCTCGCGCTGGAAGCTGCTCGAGGTAAGCCTCGCGCCGCTTCAGGCGAATCCAGAGGCGCTGATAACGGCCGTCAAGAAGGGGATTATGTCGCCCGTCGCCGCAAAGAAGTGGTTCGGCGTCGAGGCTCCGAAGCGGACGCTCGTGACCGTGTCGATCCCCGCGCCCTCATCCGCTCCCGCGGCCGCTCCGATTGATGCTTCGGCCGTCGTCCGTCGCGTCATCGCGAAGCGCGCCGGCCGCATCTATCTCTGAGCCTTCGGCTGGCCTACGGCGTCGCGCCTGCAAGCTTGCCTCGCCGCTCCGGGCGATGCCGTGCAGGAAACACCCATGAAGACCATGAGCCTGAAGGACTTCCAGAGCGCCCTTGAGCGAGCCGGCAAGTTCAAGGGCGAGGCCGGAGTCCTCGCCCAGAAGAAGCTCCTGCTCGACTCCGTCATGCTCGTCGATGAGAACGGCATGGCGGTCGATCCGGAGACCATCGACATCACCATCAAGCCCGCCGCCGGTGCTCCCGAGATCGAGGAGGACATGGCGAAGGAGGAACCCATGAACGAAGAGAAGATCGCGAGCGCCGTCAAGAGCGCGCTCGCCGACATCGTGCAGACCAAGGCGGTCAACGTGACCGCGCCGGCCGTCTCCGCTCCCCGCGTGTACGGCCGCCTCAAGAGCTTCAGCAACGACGCGAAGGGCGCCGAGAAGGCGTACCGATTCGGCCGCTGGTTCGCCGCAGCCGCGGGTCACCGCAAGTCGATCGACTGGTGCAAGGACAACGGCGTCGAGCTGATCCGCACCAAGGCACACCTCGAAGGCTCCAACTCGGCCGGCGGCTTCCTCGTCCCGGAGGAGATGGACTCCGAGCTCGTCGTGCTCCGCGAGCAGTACGGCGTGTTCCGCCGCGAGGCGCGCGTGATCCCGATGTCCTCGGACGTCCGGAACGTGAACCGTCGCCAGACCGGCCTCACCGCGTACTGGATCGGCGAGGGCTCGGCGATCACCAAGTCGCAGGGTTCGTTCGACCAGGCGAAGCTCGTCGCGAAGAAGCTCGGCGTCCTGACCGAGATCTCGAGCGAGCTCAACGAGGACAGCCTCGTGAACCTCGGCGACGACGCGGCTGACGAGGTGGCGCAGGCGTTCGCCTACGCTGAGGACGACGCCGGCTTCAACGGCGACGGCACGTCGACCTACGGCGGCATCGTCGGCCTCGCGAACCAGCTCACGGACGCGACCTACCAGATCGCCGACATGGGCTCGGTGACTGCGTACTCGGGCGTCGGCCTCGCCGAGCTCGTGGCCGCGTTCCGCAAGCTCCCGGCGTGGGCGTCGCAGCGAAACAATGTCAAGATCTACTGCAACAAGCAGGTCTGGCACTCGGTCTTCGAGCGCCTCGCCGCCGCCGGCGGTGGCAACACGATGCAGACGCTCGCGAACGGTCTCACGGCTCCGCAGTTCCTCGGCTACCCGGTGGTCTATTCGCAGATCATCCCGGTGTCGGAGACCGGCGGCGCGACCTTCGCGTACATCGGCGACCTTCAGCTGGCCGCGTACTTCGGCGACCGCCGCCAGACGGCGATCGACTTCTCGAACTCGGGCGGCGACGCCTGGGAGAACGATCTCATCGCGGTGCGCGCGACCGAGCGCATCGACATCAACATCGCGAACGTCGGCAGCTCCAGCGCCTACGGCGCGATGGTCAAGCTCACCCTCTGATAGAGGGGAAAGGAAAACGCACCATGCGAGCCAATGCAAAGATCTTCGTCGCGGCCAATCTCTCGACGATTGCCGGAGCGACTCTCTCGTCCCTGACCGCGTCCGTCGACACCAAGGGATTCAGCTTCGCGAAGCTGATGTTCGTCTCGAACTCGACCGGCGCTCTCTCGGGCACCAGCAACTTCCTTGAGGAATCCGACAACTCGACGGCGGGCTACGCAACCGTCTCCGGCTTCGTCGCCGGCACCGACTTCACCGCTTCGACCGCGACCAACTCGACCGCCGAAGGCAAGCTGCTTTTCTGCGTCGATCTCCGCGGGCGCAAGCGCTACCTGAAGGCGACCGTGACGCACGCGACCGGAGGCGATTCCGGTGGCTGGATCTGCGAGCTCTCGAACCCGGCGAACGGTCTCTCGACCGCCGCCGAGTACGGCGCGCAGAACGTCGTCGGCAACTTCTGAGGCACCCGATCCTCACTCTCTCTCGGGCCGCGGCGGGGACACCCGTCGCGGCCTTTTCAACCCTCGGAGCACATCATGGAACAGAGTGAGCGAACCGTCGTGGTCTCTTCCCGCGAGGAGACCGTCATCAAGTGCGAGCCCGGGACGCTGGCGGGAATCGACGCCACGAGCGGCGTCCTTCAGAAGATCAGCTACAAGCACACGCTCGACGTGCTGCGGCATTGGAACGAGTGCCTCGCGCCGGACGGCATCCTAAAGCTCGCCGTCACCGACTTCGACAAGGTTGCGAAGGACTACCTCGCCGGCACGGGCGACGCCGAGGCGCGTCTCTGCGGGAACGACGCGCTCAACAAGGCGATCTTCAACCGCGAGAAGATCCTGACCTTGGTGTCGATGGCCGGATTCGAGATCGTCGGAGGCGCGGACGGTTCGCTCTCGTGGCAGCCCGAGCCCGGGGTCATCGCGGTCACGGCTCGGAAGCGCATCCGCAAGAACCCGGAGATACCGCTCCCGGGCATCCATGCCATCATGAGCCTACCGCGCGTCTCGTGGACCGAGACGATGACGCATCTGTACGAGTCGCTCTCGAACCTCCAGATCCCGTTCACGAAGGCGACCGGCGTCTTCTGGAGCCAGTCACTCCAGCGCATGATGCAGCAGCTCGTCGACAAGGACGGGCTCAAGTACATCCTGACGATGGACTACGACTCGATCTTCGACGCGAAGGACATCCTCCGGCTCTGGCAGATCATGGAGGACAACCCGAACATTGGCGCGCTCTGCCCGCTCCAGATCGGCCGCGACCGAGATCAGGTGCTCATGAACCTCGTCGACGCCGAGGGCAAGCCGATCAACCGCTTCGAGCCGAGCCTTCTCTACAACGAGGCGCTCGACATCTCGATGGGTCATTTCGGTCTGACGCTGATCCGGGTCGACGCGCTCAAGCGCCTCCCGAAGCCGTGGTTCTGGGGTCAGCCGAACAAGGACGGAGACTGGACCGAGGGCCGGGTCGACGACGACGTCTACTTCTGGCGGAAGATGCGCGAGCACGGCCAGCGCGTCTGCGTCACGCCGAAGGTCCGGCTCGGGCATCTCCAGCTGATGATCACTTGGCCGAGCGACGATCTCCGGACGATCCACCAGTACGTCGGGAAGTACTATGAGGACGGGAGGCCGCCGGAATGCATGACCTACTGATCGTGATCCGCGAGTGCGCTGTCGCCGACCCAGTCTACGGGCGACGCGTCCTGAGGGTCGGCTGCACCGTCAACATGACGCCGGAGGCGGCTCGCCCGTACGTCGAAAAGGGGCACATGCGACTGGTCTCGCCGGCCGCGCCTCTGTTCGCGCAGGCGACCGACCCGCCGAGGAAGCCGAAGAAGAAGCCGAAGGAGACGCCGCCGGATGCCGCTTGACACCTACGCGCTGGTGAGCCTGACGGACTTCCGTCAGTACCTTGGACTCACGACCACGGGCGACGACACGCTGCTCGAGCGGTGCATCGAGCGAGCGACGGCGGTCTGCGAGTCGTACTGCGGCCGGAAGTTCAAGTCGCGCGACTACGTCGAGTGGCGGGATACAGAGGGACAGAACCGCGTCGCGCTCAAGCAGAGCCCGGTGACGTTCGTCAAGTTCGTCGGCGTTGCGTGGGAGCATGTCATCACGGTCGGCGGCACGACCTCGACCGACGCGGCGCTTTCCGTGACCGTTACCGAGGAGTCGGTAAAGCTCTACCGGATGACCTCTGCGGGTGCGGAGACGACGACGACCCTTACCTTCGCGACCTATCCCATGACGTCGAGCATGGCGACGGCGATCAACGCGACGGCCGGGTTCACGGGCACGCTCGTCAAGAACACGCCGAGCCGGCGGCTGAGGCGTCTCGCGGGCGCGGACCTCATCAACGAGACGCAGCACCTCGACGCGCCGGTCGACGCGCTCTTCGAGTACCAGCTCGACGACGCGACAGGCATCCTCTACGGGCCGACTCTCCGAGCCTACCGGGCGCTCCTCGTCGAGTACACGGCCGGCTATTCGACGATCCCCTACGACGTGGCGCAGGCGTGCCTCATGATCGCCTCGCGTCTCTACAAGGGCCGGACGCGCGACGAGGGCATCCAGTCCGAAAGCCTCGGCGGCTACTCCTACACGCTCCGCGGTACGGCGGAGATCGACGCGGACGCGAAGGCGCTGCTCGACCCGTACAAGAGGGTCCGGTGAGCATCGCGGCGATCGTCGACCGGATGGGAAAGACGCTTTACATCTGGCGTCCGACGATCACGCGGCTCGGCGACGGTCGCGTCGTGCGGACCTATGCGAAGGTGACAGAGGCGAAGTTCTTCGTGCAGCCGTCCGGGCAGACCGGCGACGTATTCGAGGGCCGCGCGAACACGCGGACGAACGGCACGATGTACGCGGCGGGTGTTCTCGACGTACGGATCGACGACGAGATCCGGTCGGTCGCGAGCGGTACGGGCCGTGTCTGGCGCGTGGTCGGGACGCTGAATCCCGGCGAGCAGGGCGCGACGAGCGCGCTTTCGATGACGGCGGTCGACGTGGTCGAGGTGGAGCCGGACGCATGAGCTTCGTTCCGAACCCGGCCGTCACGACGCAGCTCAAGCTCGGCATGGCTCGCGGCCTTGTCGCGACGCAGCTCGTCCTCGGCAAGATCGTCCGCGACCAGCTCTCGAAGCCTGGAACGGGAAGGCGATACCGTCGCGGCCGTAGCGGCGCTCTGATTCCGCGCGGCGCGCTGCGGGGAACCGGACGCGCCGGCCTGCTTCGCAAGATCGAGAAGGCCCGCAAGCGCAAGTTCAAGAACCTCCGAACGGCTGGCGTCCACGTCGCGTCGGCTCCCGGCAAGCCGCCGGCCGCCGATACGAACCGCCTGCGGTCCTCGTGGACCATCTCCGAGATTTCGGACAAGCTCCAGAAGGGAAAGAAGGATTCCCTTCTGATCGAGATGAAGGTGCCGAACCGCGTCGGATTCATCTACGGGAGCACGGTCAAGTACGCGCCGTGGCTTGAGTACGGCACCGCGCGCGTCAAGCCGCGCCCGTATCTGCGTCCTGCGATGGCTGCGGTCGGCAAGCGCATGGGAAAGATCTTCGCGTTCACGCTGAAGGAGGCGTTCAAGAATGCCTAGTCCCGGCCAGACCATCCCGCCGCTCACCAACATCGTGAACGCGATCTACTCGCGTCTCTCGACCACGAGCATCGGGACCACGATGGGGGGACGGATCTACCCGTCGCAGGCCGAGGCGGACGCTGCGTTCCCGCTGCTCGTCTACGAGATCGCCGGCGTCGACGTCTCCTACTTCATGGGAGGGCAGGCGCGGCTCACGGCCGAGGTCGAGTTCCGGCTGCACTTCTCGAACAAGGGCGAGCTGCTCCAGTTCACCGCGACGGACCAGCTCTCGAAGGCGCTCGAGAACGAGATGACCGCGTCGGGCTTCGACCGGGTCAAGATGTGGCGCGTCGGTGCCGGCGTGCCTTCGTTCGAGGACGACTCTTGGTCGATCATCGAACGGTACAGGATGGTCGCTCACACGCTCTGAGGAACCCATGGCAGTCTCCACCTACGTCATCGGAAACGACGGAAACGTGTCGATCGGTTCGGTCGACGTTCTCAAGGTCCGCAGCTTCGCCGCGACGCTCCAGCGCGTCTCAAGCGACCTGACCGGGTTCGGCGACACGGGTCGCCGCCGACGGCTCGGCATGATCGACCTCACCGGCTCGCTGACGGGCGTCGCCGGCGTGGGCACCACGACCGCGACGACGGGCACCGCCGTCTTCTACGGCGAGAACACGCAGTACGCTCTCACCCTGACGATCTACGACGCGACCACGACCGCCGATGCGAAGATCGCGGCGAACGTCGTCTTCGACCAGTTCTCGTTCAACTCCGACAAGGCCGGCGACGCGACCGTCACCGCGAACTTCTCGAACAGCGATGGCGCTGCTCCGATCGTGACCTGGCTGACCTGATGAGCGAGATGCAGAACGTCGCGAGAGTGATCGGGTCCAGTCCCGACGACTGGCTCGTGACGCTATGCCTTCGCGATGGGACGGTCCGAACCCGGCGCATCGCGCCCGGTCAGATCACGGACGACGCGGCGCTCAAGCTGACGCTCGCGATCGACAAGGTGAATCCCGAGGATGTCGCCGACGCGCATGTCCGGAGGGTCTCGCAGGACCGAGAGATCCACACCGAGAGGCTCGAGGAAACGCTCGGGCAGCTCCTAGAGAGGATGAGACGAGGATGAGCCTAGCGGCCACCAGACGGGTCGAGCTCGACGATGGTCGGGTCTTCGACGTGAAGCCGATCACCGTGCGACAGCGAATGGTGCTCCAGAACCGCTACGTCGAGCGAGAGCGAAAGCGCGCGGCCGACGACGCGAAGGCCGCGAGCCTGAGCGGGCCGGCGGCGGCCGAGTACATCACCGACGCGCGACGCAAGGCCGACAACCTCGGCGCGCTCGTGCTCTGGGCGTTCTCCGTCGACGGCATCCTCGAGATCCTGCTCGAAGCCGTTGGCGGCGAGAAGGCCGAGGAGATGGTGCGCGAGATCGAGCTGAAGGAGGCGAGCCTGATTGCGCTCGCTGCGCTCGGCGTCGATCTTGACCGATACACGGACAAGGACGCGCCGCAGGGAAACGAGTAGGGCCGGGAGGCCCGCCCGTGCCGCGCGACTTCGTCGAGGACGCGATGCACATAGCGCG